TGTTGATAGATGTCCACCCAAATGAAGAGGACATGATTATTGACATAGTTAAGAAAGGTGCTAGAAATGTAGTGCCAATGATGAAAGAACATTATGATATAGACTTCAATGTTCCCCTTGACACAGATGTTAAGGTAGGATATAATTGGCTAGAAATGAGGGAAGTATGATAACAAATATTTTACTTGGATTAATTTTAATTGCGATTTGCTCTATTGCATTTATGGTATTTGCAATAGGTAAAATAATAGATGAAAGGATGAAATAATATGGGTGCAATGAAACTATTTATGATGGGAGTTGAAGAACTGATTGACCCAGATTTAACTTTAGAAGAAAACATCAAAGCGAATATTAACAGTAAGGTTGTTGTTCGT